CTGTATCGGCTAGGTATTGAGTTGTATTCTTGGGTTCTTCCTTTTTTACTTCTACTTTAGGTTCAACCTTTACTTCTTCTTTTTTAATTTCTTCTTTTTTAACTTCTTCTACTTTTGGTGCTACTGCCACAGGCTGTACCACTGTTGGCTGTTGTACTAGCAATGGTGCTGGTTTACGAAACTCCCAAACACCTTTACGTTCACCTTCACGTATCATCTCTACTACAGCCGCTTCAATAGTTGTCTTAACGGCTAGTGTACTAGCTTCGTTAATAGTCAAGCCTGATTCAAATTCAAATAATCCTGCTGTGGCACTAGTGCTTCCTGTTGTACCATCAAACACTTGATTAAGTATTCCTTTACCTGGATCAATACTCTTTAGGATAGCAACACTATCTGCGGTTGAGTAAATGATCTTAGTTACTGTTACTGCCGCAAGTATCTTACCTGTATTAACTGAGATAGCTCGCAAACTTACTGTAACAATATCTTTACTATACTGTGTCTGTGGACCAATACCTAAAAATCTGTATGCGGCACCACCTGACTCTAATCCTGTATCATAACCAATGATACCACCTTCAAATATAATACCAGCAAACTGCATTGGCATTAAAGGTTTAGCATCTTTACCTTCATACGCTTCGCGCATCTGTTTGATGATTAGTCGTTCCTTAGTTAAGGCATCAATATTACCACGCTCGACTACATCAAACCAACGACCATTACCAACATCCTGTAAGGCCTTAATTAAAAATACATCCGCACCTTGTGTAACTGCGGTACTAAAACTTGCCACCCCCGGAGTAGGCTTACGTTGTCCAGTTTTATCAGCAAAGTTATAAACTGCCACACTTAGCTTTGGTCCACTCGGTGGCGGGATAAGATCAAACTCCTTTTGTAACTTATTTTCAGCTACCTTCGGTTCATGCTCAATTCCTACCATTTGTCCTGTTTTTTGTGTAACAGCACATCCGGACAACATTAAAATAATTGAAGATAAAAGTATTAATCTTTTCATCTTAGTTCATATTAAACGAGTTTAACGGTACATTAATTACCGTTGTGTTGCCTACATTATCTCTAACTGTAAGCAAAATATTAGTTGGATTTGTTGGATCTTTGATCCAGCTTAGTGTGTTTCCTTGAAAGTTAATTGTACCACTACAGGCACTTTGTCCACCACTACAACTGCCACCAGCAAACATCTGTGTGGCTACGTTTTGACTAACCTGGGCATAGATACGCGATTCCAAGTTAGTTAAGAATTGGTTAATAGGTTGATTACTGGCCGCACTAGCTGCTGCATCTTTAGCACTTTGTAAAGCACTTAATACTGCTTGCTGGCGTGTGTATTGCTCATTTTCTACTGTTAATACGTAGGTTCCATAGCCCGATCCATTAAATGCCGGGCTTTTAAATGAGAAGTCGTTGATAGGTGTTGCCGATGCTATAACAGCATATAGCGAGACACTGGTTAAAATAACCTTTTTGATAATGCTCATCCTTCTACCTCTTTATAATTATTATTGGTAGTAGAGTCGTGTAGACTCTAGCTCCTATTAGTATTTAATAGGATCTAGAACAAATTATCTAAGGGCTTATTACTATTGGGAGATTTTTTTAAGAATTTCGTCGTAGAAGCTGTCTAATTCGCCGCCAAAACGACCTCGTAAATGCTCAGAAATGTCTGTGCAGAGCTTATAATCTTTGTTATTCATTGCTTGAATAAAGCTCTCATGTAGTGATATTAGACTTCCTAACTGTGCTATGTCATTGATTACTTTTTCAGGAGGAACTAGGCAATACGCGGTTAGACGTTCGCCTTCAACATCAAAGGTTTCTAACTCTAATACTGTATGACTATTTTTTAATTGTTGTGCTACTTCTTTATTCCATACTATCTGCATTTTAGCTTCCAAATACGTTATTTAATTGCTGTGTAACTCTGACAAATGTTGTACATTTACTTAACTGTTTTAAGCTAGGGGCACCAACATAAGTACAGGTACTACGTAATCCGCCTAGGATATCTTGTACTGTACGCTTTACTGGACCCTTGTAGTTTATTTCAACAGTTTTGCCTTCTGAACTACGATACTCAGCAACTCCACCATGATGCTTATCCATAGCAGATTCTGAACTCATACCATAGAACTTAACTTTCCCATCTTCAACGGTGCCACCACCTTCATCATGTCCGGCTAACATACCACCTAACATTACAAAGTCAGCGCCTGCGCCAAAAGCCTTAGCAACATCTCCGGGGCAGGTGCATCCACCATCTGCAATAATATGACCGCCAAGACCATGAGCAGCATCAGCACACTCAATAATAGCACTAAGTTGAGGATAGCCAACACCCGTTTGTCGACGAGTAGTACAAACACTTCCTGGGCCGATGCCTACTTTAACAACGTCTGCACCACGTAAAATTAACTCCTGTGTCATGTCTGCTGTAACTACGTTACCGGCAATAATAGTATGTTCCGGATACTGTGTTCTAACTTTTTCTACAAAGTCTCCAAACTGTTCTGCATATCCATTGGCTACGTCAATACAGATATATTTGATTCTTGATAGTCCGTAGAGAATTACTCGTAGACGTTCCCAGTCACTATCGCCAATGCCTGTGCTAATAGCTTGATGGTTACAACCAATCATTGGATGGTACTTGCCCCATGCTTCTAAGTCGTAGCTCTTAACTAAGCAAGTAAACAAATCCATTGACTCTAGCTCATGTGCCATGTCAAATGTACCAACACCGTCCATGTTAGCGGCCATAATAGGAATGCCAGTGTATATTTGCTGACTATGCTTAAATTTGTATGTTCTATGCAGGTCTACTTCACTGCGTGATCGTAATGTGCTACGCTTAGGAACAAACAGTACATCCTTAAAGTCTAACTTAACTTCATCTACTATTCGCATAGGTACGTTTCTCTAATTTTAGTGCGTGATAAATTTGTTGTACACCTTGTGCCTGGCTGATACAATCCTCAAGAGCATTGTGTAAGCCAGCTTTGTTCTTTTCACGTGGATCACCGTGTACACCAAATAGTGTACGACTATCACGTATTTGCCAAAACTGCCATGGAGTCGGCCAGCCACACTGGCGATAAATGTTTTCTAGTATGACAATGTCAAACGCAGGGCCTTGACACCAAATGTTTTCAACACCGACTGTAAACTTGTTTAATTGTCGATACATGCTTTCTAGGCTAACACGATCGCCTTCACCAAATGCTTCTTCGTACACATCGGCGCTTTGACTAGCCCACCATTTGAGTGTATCTTCTTGTACTTCGCGACCTAAGGCTAATTGCTCATCAACATCAATGCGAAAGTAAAGACTATCGCCAAACGCATCAGGAGTGTAGGGATCAAACTTAACAGCACCTAGCGTGAGAATAGCACAGTCTGGGCGTGTGCCCAAACTCTCTAAGTCTAGCATTATATCCATTATTTTGTTTTGAGTAGTTTTATTGATTCAGCTTCTACTACACGATTTCGTAGTCCTGAACTAGAGAATGAGTGATCACGACGATTAAAGATATGTTGGATACCTCTGGTGTATCCTTCGTTTTCACCAGTGAATGCTTTGTTTTCGTATTCAACACCCAGCACACGAATATCAATTGGTAGAATTAATAGTAAGTCAACTAGGTCTTGTTCTGTTTGATATACAACAACTTCATCAACATAACGACAAGCCGCTAATTGAATTTGACGCTCTACAATACTTTGCACAGGTTTATTTTTAGTATCGGGACGATCAATAGTTGGATCTGTTTGTAGACCAGCAATTAAGTAATCGCAATGATTTTTAGCTTCGGCAAGCATAGCAATATGTCCTGCGTGTAGCATGTCAAAGGTACTAAAGGTGATGCCAATCTTCTTGCCATCATCTTTGAGTTTACGAATGTGATTGAATATCATCTGTCTTGCTCGATTTTAACTTGTAGTGGATAACCATTGTTACGTGCAAGTACAGTAACTTCTATACCTTTTTGTTCAGCCAGTTCATATGGTAGTACTGCTACCACTGCTGAACCTTCTTCGTGTACACGAACAGTAATTGCTTCTGCGGCGCCTTGGTCGTAATTGAAAATAATCTTAAGTGTTTCAATTACAAACTCCATACTAGTGGTTTCATCATTGATATAGATAACACGATATTCAGGAGGTTCTTGTATGTTGAGTTTTGGCTCAATACGATGGCGTACTACAGAATCTGTTTTAGTTTTTGACATTAATGTTTCGCTCATAATAATAAGGGGGTTAAGTTATATCGGGACTACCCCCTTATTATACAGCCTTACCGCTTATTTTGCAAATGTTATGGCAATTTTTTTAGGTTTATCTTCTTCTGGAACAACCTGTTCTAATGCAATAGCCAAAATACCATTTTTAACTGTAGCACCACGTACTTCAATGTGCTCAGCCAACGGGAAAGTACGAGTAAAATTACGAGCACTAATACCTTTGTGCAAGTATTCTACTTCTACTTCTTTTTTGATTTGCTCGCCTTGAACGGTTAATACGTTTTCTTTTAATTCAACGTCAATTTCGTCTTCGGCAAAACCAGCAACGGCCACTTCGATAACATAGTGAGTGTCATCTAGTTTAACTACGTTGTGTGGGGGATAGTTATCGCTTTTGCTATTGGCAAAGTTACGATTTAGCTGTTCGAATAAACTATCAAAGCCAATGGCTTGGCGATGAATTTGATTTACGAATGTAGGTAAGTCAAGGGTGTGGATTTGTAATTGTGTCATGTTTTTCTCCTTTTAAGCAAGTAATGACTATAATGTAGACCCGACTATCGGCATCTACAAATATATTTATACTACATATTACAGATTAATGCAATATATAATGGTAAAATTAATATAATTTTTTTGGTAACGATTCAGAAGCTAATTTTTTGCGCCAACGGTTCTTGGCCGCTGCTTTAGCTTTCTTACGCTTTGTAGTAGGTTTTTCGTAGGTTTCACGTTCTTTTAAATCACGAAGTAAGCCTGATTCCAGCACTTTCTTTTTGAATTTACGTAACGCTTTTTCTACAGGTTCACCTTCACGTAACGTGACTGTGTTACCTCTACAAACAACTGGACCGCCTTTTTGATGATATGCCATAGTTTTTTATTTATCGAAAAATTCTTCAGGGTTGTTTTTATCTGCGTATATAATAACGTCGGCTTTACTAGAAACACGATTAAACCACAGTTGATCATTCATTGCTTGATTATAAAAATATACATTGTAAGGTACTGTGCCGCCCCTAACTATATCTCCCAAATTGGTAATTTGTTCTTCTGTAGCATTAACTACTAATACAGTTTTTATATAGTCCGGTGGTGTTATAAAGTTACTATGCATTTCTTCCTAGATAATCAGCAATTTGTTCACGTTCTACATCAGTCAGCGTATCTGGATCGTAACGACCAGAATCAATTTCATCTATTAAGTGTTGAATATACGCTTCTTCATAAGCATACACGTCTGTTGTTGATTTGTCAACCTCTATCCACTTATTTCCATTGAATTTGAACAAACGATTTGGTAAGAAGTCTGTGCGTAAGTAAACGTCACCTTTTTCTGGATTGGCTGGGTATTCATTACCAAAACTGCTATTGGCTGCTTTACCTAAATTAGGGCCGTTGTCAGCTTCGGCTAGTAAATGCGTATTCATTACTCCACGACCACGTGCTGGAGCAGCTTCTGGTGGGATAACTACTGCTGGTTCTGCAGGTTTTTCTTCTACTACAGGCTCTGTAGTTACTTGTAGATTAACATTTGACTCTGGTACAGCAATACGAGTAATAAGCACTGGCTCTTCTTTAACTTCTTCTTTAGGACGACCAAAGATACTAGGCATTGGGAATCCAAATCCTGACCAGCCAGTTTTCTTTTCCGCTACTGGCAATTCTTCTTCGGGTTCGGGATCTTGTGTAGTGGTTACATCATAGTCAGTTAAATCTGGTTCAGTATGTTCAGTATACTCAGATAACATTGCATTGATTCTATCAATTTCCTCATCAGTTAACTCTGTATCTTTATAGTCAAAAGATGGGCCAGTTTGTAACCAAGTACCGTCATTTAAACGTATACCTTCAAAATCTTGTTTAATGTTGTCAGACTCGGATTGAGATTTTTTCTCACGGTGCCAACCAAATGTCATCTGACTTGCTAACAACATAATAACTGCTAGTGGATCAAATACTATAACAATCATAATAATGATCCAGGTCACCGCCTTTTCTAACATACTGGCATCAGGTGCTGTGCCATAGATAAATGCTGCTATATATTTGATAGGACCTACTTCAGCTTCAACCTTACGATTTTCTGCACGTATAGGAGCGGCCTCGTCATTGAGTTGGCTAATGATCTTTTGATTAGACTCAATGTCTTTAGCCAGACTAGCACGGTCACGCTTCTGGCTGTTACGAATAGCATTGGCCTTGTCTGCACCCTTTTCGTCTGAGCTACGGCTCATTACTTGATCAACTGCGGCATCCATTTGCTGTAGTTGCTTACGATCGGCTTCGATGTTATCACGTGCTGTTTTGATCTTCTCATCGTAGATGGCAAGTTTAGCACCCACATCTCCTGACACTAAGTTTTGATCGTTGTGTGCTTTTGATAAGAAACCAAAGATACCCATTGATGTGATTAACATTAATACAGTAACGGCTGTTACCATATAAGTCTTCATTAAACGTGGTACCTGCGACCAATACTGCTTAATCCAAGTGGCGCAAACAAGTTTAGCTACTTCGAGGCTCACGCCCATAATCATAATAGGAATGGCAGCCGCAGAGAAAATAGCAGTAAGGCCAACTACTGAATAGTAGATAGCAACCGAACTAATGGTTAAACCAGTTAAGAGTAATAGGTATGCAAGTATCATAGTCAGTATTTATTGAGTTTTAGCTCGTTAATAATACTATAATAAATGATGTTTGTCAATCTGATTGGATTAATTCATTGCCTGCCAACCGGAAGCGGTGTAGACCATTGCTTTATCGGTTGTTGTATTATAATATTGCATACCTTTTAATGGAGTTCCGGCGGCAGTATTGGCGGCGGCATCATTGGCATAGTTTGGTAATCTTGGGAATCCAACGAAATGATTATAATTTAGTTGCCCATAAGTTACTGCTCCAGTAGCACTATTAAATGACATCGGTTGAATAGAAGTATTATCAGCCTGATATCCAACTCCTTTAATTACTACACCACCATCATACCAAATACCATTACTACCACCATCAAATTTTAATTTACCAACCCCATCTTCATTTTGAATTTGCATTAGAACATTATCATTACCATCACGAAGTTGATATGTTCTATATGCGCTGATGTTTCCCGTATCAGAACCATCATCGGTTCCTAATACTATATCTGTGGTTACATCTGTTGATTCAATGGTGTTGTTAATGAACTTTAACTGCCCAACTTGTAGCTGGTTAGCACCGTCAATCTTTAACACACCGTCTAATACTGTAAGAGCACAGTTTAAGCCAGCGTTGTTTTGATCCTGAATGTATAGTGTTCCCGGGCCAATGTAAACTGAGCGCCAGCGTAGTAGTTCACTACCCAAGTCATATGTATTATCCGCCGCTGGGATGATACTATGGTCGTAAATGGTGTTAGCCGCGTGTATGTGTATAGGGTTCCCGCCAGGTGTAACTCCATCACTTAGTCGTAAGGAACCAGTGAGTTCGTCGTAGAATAGTCGCCCACGTTCGCCTACAAATGTGGTACCTAGGGTGTTTCTTACTCTACTAGTGAATAACTTTTGGATTGCCATCTAGGACTTACCCTTCAAAAGGTTCGTCTTCGTCTGCCATAGCAACAACAACAGGAGCAATACCTGCGTTTTGTTTCATAATAGCTAATTCGTCTTGACCTTGCTCGCAACCGCATGGGCTTGCACCACACGTATCACAGGTTTCTTCACCGGCCATTTTTTTCATCAAATCCAGTTTTTGTTGTAATGGCGGAACCATTGTTTTAACATTAACCTGTGCTTGTTGTTCAATACCAGCTGTATCTGTAGGTTGATCAACTTCTATACTGGCTTGGTCGGGGCGATTGGTAATCTCTGTGCTGGCTTGTGTGTTAGATTCTTGACTATCAATAACATCTGCCAATTTACGTAGTATTTCTGCGGCTTTCATAATAATATCCTGTTTGTATAGTTAGTTACTTCCACGGGCGGCCTTTAATCAAACCCCCCACGTTAGCATTGTCTACTACTACATTTCCAGAATAAACTGTGGGCAATTCTGTAGTATCTAAAGTGTGTAATGCTCTATACCCCGTGGTACCTGCTGTAGCACGTTTGGTGGCCGCTAAAGCTAGTTTAGCCTCTTGACGTGCTTGTTTGGTACTTAGGTGTGATATTCCGTTTGCTGACATAGTATGTTATTTATCGTTAATATGTCTGTTGCCAGCCATTTATAGTTTTGGTGTAGATGCTCTTTACATTACTCCAAGTATTAGCGGCAGTTTTAACCTTGACATTTGATACGTAACTCCAAGTATTAGCCACTGTTTTAATGGTTGTGCCACCCGACGTTACCATTGGATAAACTAAGTTACCCCAAGGTACCCCTAGTCCAGTTACTGGATCCCAGTTAGAGCTAGCTGCATAACCATTTAAATATGTTACTGTGGCATTGTTGCCTGTTGTAATATCGTAGTAAGAATTAAGATTGCTGTAAAGTATTTTATGTATTGCGCCAGGCACAGGACGACGGCCGCCATTCATTGACATAAATCTAGCAAACATACCAGCCATGATTGGTGCCGCGGCACTGGTACCACCAAAGCCAGACACTACACCATTGTACCATAGGCCATAGGCATTCATGGCAGCGGCTATATCCGGAATGCCTCGTGCTGTTAATGATGTGGATGGTCCAACTGTAGAATTAGCCTGAAAATATTGTCGATAAGTCAAACCTCTTTGATAATCTGGCAGTGGTATAATACTACTGATTCCGCCGGCACTACCCCAAGTTGAAGAAAACCCATCGTGGAACTCTACAGTTTCTGTAAGTCTTACATTACCAAATCCATAGCTGGTTTGAAGATTAGTTCCACCAACAGAAACAACATTGGCACTTGATGCTGGATATTGAACAGCCTGTACATTTGCACTTGCAAAAGGTTCACTACCATTGTCGCCTGCGGCTACAAATACTGTAATTCCTTTGGCGGCCGCATTGGCCAAAGGAGCAGATAAGAAATCACCATATGCTTCGGTTGTACCCCAACTGTGTGTAATAATATCACACTTTTCATCAATGGCACGTTGAAACACGTTAGCCCAATTTTGCGATGTTCCAACATTGCCTACATATAAAACTATATTGGCGCTGGGAGCCATGCCAGCCACGCAGTATAAATCTAATGTGTTTTCTCCACCGCTGGAATCAGTTGATCCACTAGTTGCGCCATCGACTAATACGGTAGTAATATTAGAACTAGTTATCAGTGAGTGCAAACCTAAATCTGTCATCGAGTTGTTAAAATCAGTAGCACTCCATCCGCCAGCTAAACTAATAATTCCAATTTTGACATTGGCACCATTATTGGCTGGGATATTATATGCAGAAACAATTCGTCGAGGTGTTAGTAAACCGGCAGCATCAGTGATGTGTGAAAAGTCCGGATACGACGTTATTGACGTAATATATGATTGTGCATTAATTTGCATAATTAAAACGTCTGATACCAAATATCGCCGACGTTACCTTGTGTACTGATTGGTGCTACATTAGCAACATACACGTTACGTGCTATGTTAGATGTCATTGCAATGTTTCCATTACTAATAACATTACCGGCAGTAACATTGCCTGTGGTTGCAAAAGTAGCGGAAGTTAAGTAAGCGGCAACGTTGGTATTACTGTATGTGCCAACGGGTACATTGGCTGCTAGGTATGCTGCTACGTTAGCGTTACCATAGTTACTTGTTCCAAAATGTAAATTAGCATAGGTTTCAAATGCACCTACGTTGGCATCTAATGTATTAACGTGAGTATATACTGTGCCTAAATTGGCATTTGTGCTAAGTTCATAACTGTTAAGATTAGCAGTCCAGGAAGAAGCAACAGAATCAACATATGACTTCATGCCAGTGTTGGCTGTAACAATTCCAGTATTGGCCGCTGTTACATTTGATATCATTGCTGTGTTTAAGGTATCAACATAATCAACTACTGCTGCATTGGCCGCAAAAATTCCAGACAGCGCATCAGCAAGTTCAGAGGCCTGAGCCGCTGCATTTGATTGCCAGGCCGCAGTTACTGAATTAATTGAAGTGTTTAATGTTGATACTTGTCCATCAACATATGACTTCATGCCAGTATTAGCAGTAACTATTTTAGCATTGGCAGCAGTTACATTTGCTGTCATTGTTGTGTTCAGCGTATCAACATAACTGACCACGGCATTATTGGCTGTAAGTATTCCAGAAAATGCGCTGGCTATTTCAGTTGCTTGTGAAGATGCATTTGATTGCCAAGCTGAGGTTACGTCCGATATAGCAGTATTCAATGTTGATACTTGATCATTGACATAGTTAACCACAGCATTATTAGCTGTAACTATAGCGGAATTGGCCGCAGTAACGTTGGCACGTAGACTAGATATTTCTGTTTCTTGTGTAGCGGCATTAGCTGTTAATGTTGCTATGTTTGTATTTGCTACACCGAGGCCAGTGTTAAGACCATTTATTGATACTGCTTGACTAGCAGCATTAGAAATCCAATTTGATGATGAATTAGTAATTTGATCATCAACATACGATTGCATTGCGGAATTGGCTGAAACGATTGTTGCGTTAGCAGCAGAAAGACCGTTTTGTAAACTAGTAATATGAATTGTTGCTGTGCCAAGGTTGGCGTCTATAGTAGCAACATTAGAATTGATTAATGCAACATTACTACTACCAATGCTTGCAACAACAGAATTAACATAAGCATTGCCAGCATCAGTTGATGCTTTTACATTGGCATAACTAACTCCGCCAATAATATCATTGATTGTTAGTACTACGTTTCCTGTTCGACCAGCAACAGTAGTAACCCCAACGATAACATTGCTACCAACAGCAGCAATGTTTGCAAAATTTTCGTTAATTTTATCAAATGCCGAAGCGATTGTTTCGCCTGGGTCGTTTGTAATGATATTAGCAAAGTGAAGAATACTCATTATTTTTACCTTATTATGCTGTATTTATGGCATAATGAAAAAGCCCGCATCGGCGGGCTTGGGGTACTCCAAAGTGCCTTTCGGCAACACTAGTATTTACATACCTAGTGCTTTAGCCTGCTCATATAAGGCAAAACTAGCTAGATTTTTACCTTTTGATTCGCATTGTATGTCAAAGTTAGGCCAGAATGTCAATGCCCACTCGTTAACTGCACGATTCCAGTAAAAGTCACTGTGAGCACGGAGTTTTTGTTTTTTGTAACCTTCTACAAGCAATGATGAGTGGGCAGGCATCGTAGTGGTGCTGTGGTTGACAAGGACGTCTTCTCTGCTGACAGAGTAATGTAAAGTAGGGCGCACATCGCGCCAACTATCAATAACCTGTTTAACACGATCGCTACTAGCATCAATGTATTCGCCCTCTCGGATCCAATGATGATGTATATCGAGCACAGTAGGTATAATATCACGTAAGCTAAGACAATCATTTAACCCCCAAGCGTTTTCTTCGTTCTCAATTGTAATGCAATTTCTAGCTTCTGGCGACAGTCGCTGATATGCACGTCTAATGCCGTCTGGACCTTCTCTACCAGAAATATGTACGTTAATCTTAAAGTCCTGGAAGGTACGGCCATAACCCATCCAACGTGCCATATTAGCGTGATATTCAAACTCCTCTAATGAGCGTTCGACAATGCCTGGGTTAGAACTCGCAAGCACAGTAAATTGCCCAGGATGAAAAGACAATCGCACACCGCTATTACGAGCAATGTCACCCACTCTCGCAAAGTGGGTTTCGGCGTATGATACCACGTCAGGTTGAAGCCAATAATCAGCAAAAGACTCGTGAGTATAACAAGGCAGGATGTCGCTAGAAAGCCTAACCATCCTAAGGCTAGGATCAAGTGTGGAGACACGCTCTACCAACTTTCTTGTTGATTCGATATTTTGTACCATCAAATCCCATAACTTTTGCTCCGCTACCTCTCGTGTTTGTCTATTTAACCAGGCCACAGTTGTAGTACCTGTATTGTATTTACGAGCATCGTCGGTGGACTTAATACCCTCAGTTTGATCAGGGCGGTCAATCCATTTACAACAGAAACCAATGCGTTTAGTGGATGCTTGGATTTTCAATCTCCCAGTAAGTTGAACCACGTTGTTCTGCTGCAATTATAGCATCTTCAAAGCCCTCTTGCAAGTCTTGACTACGCAAATCAATAGCTTGATCTAGTACTTCAAGCATGGCAACACCAACTTCGTGATTTTTGGTATCTATCAGCCCTTCGGCAATGTCAACCAATTCGTCAATGACAGCATCCAATTCTGCCGCTGTAAGATCTTTAACTGCTATTGTATTATCAAGTACTCCACGAATTATAGTTTCGGTATCTCTCATTTTAAATCCATAATATGTTTAATTACTGCACTAGCTTCTGGGTAGCCTTGACGTGCTTTAGATTCTACTGCCTGCTCAATATAGTCCAGTTGCATTTTGTTTAGGTCATCCAAAAAGCCTTGTATTTGCTCTCTAGGAATTGTCATACGAAATACATTCTTGTCTGGGCGTGGGGTATCTTCGGGCCACATAATTAACCTTGTACAAATACTTCTACTGTTTGAACGTGCTTACAGAATTCTTCAAATGACATTAAACTGTAAGGGCTATGATTATAAAACTCGTAAGGCATATTAATGCGAACACCGTGTTTGTAACATTCATGGAATGTCTTGATGTTATCTTCTTCTACGTCGTCCCATGGGCGATATTCATAACCTAAATAACTGTATACGCTATTCATATTTAATCCTTAAAGTAAACATTAAAAGCACGAGCATTTCTTTTGAGTGTGCTACGATTCTTACGATGAGGTCCTCGGTATACTACACGAAAACGATAACCTAACTGTTTTAAACTACGACGTAGAGATTCTAACTGACTGATTGGAATCATACGCAATTCAGGGTTGGACTGTACAGTCATATAAACATCACTAAAGCCAGCAATGAAAGACTCTGTGCGAAGTTCATTAGGAACATACGGCATATTAGTTTGCCTCGTAAGCGGCTTTGAGTTTCTTCATAAACTCGGCACGAATCTTTGCTGCTTGCTTAGGAGTGTATGGAGCATCATCTGCACCAACTGAAACCGTAGGGCTAAGAATAAGACGAGCTTTTTTAGCTACTACAGTTTTTGGCTTTTTAGCCGCCTTAGGTTTAGCAAAAGGGTTTTCGTCCTTGATTAGACTGGTAAGCAAACCAGTAGCCTCAGGTGTATTGAACTTAGGATATGAAATAGCTAAGTTAGTGAGTACATACTTAGCGGCATCATTCTTAGTCATTGGGTTAGGCAAGATTGCCATTGAAATGTCTGTATCACCGAGTTTAGCCAACTGTTGGGCACGGCTAATTTCGTTAGCAGTACGGAACTTTAAAACACCATTCATACGGCTAAAACCTGCAAACTGAACTGTACTCATCGCTACTCCTTATTAGTTACTATACAAGTATTATACTATTTTGGGATTTATTGGTCTACCATTTTTTGGGGGTGTTTTTGACGACGTTTATAGCGGGTTTTGAGCTCCACTTGCTTGGGCTTGAAAGGGGTGTCGCGAAAAAACAACACATTATGTATGCGTGTTTTTCGGGTATTTTGTTGCTGATTTTTCATAATATAGTAATTATACAATATTACGAATTTTGAGTCAAATTAGTGTAAAGTGCTGTCTAATTGATCTGGATCTGAATAGCCTAGTATTTCAAATATTTTTGCTAATTTTTCTGGTAATTCAAATGGCATACTTTCAGGTAAAAAAACCGACTTTAATTCTCCGTCCGGTCCAAGTATGAAACCGTAATCTTCTTCACCTAAATGTTCTTCTTGTAATCCATCTTCAATTGCTAACTCTTCGGATAACTTGCTCATTTGATTGCTCCAGTTGTTTAAGATATTTATTGGTGTGTTTTTCTAATTGTGTTAGTACTTTTGGATCTTGTTTAAAATGTTTTCTGTACAGTCGCCAAGTTTTAGTTCGTTCCATCGGTCGATCGTAAACTATCATTTCACTGGCTACATTAAATGCATGAGCTAGTACTTCATCTTCGCAACCCAGATAATCTTGCATGGTTTCTTGATAGCGTAATAGTTTTATTGTTCCGTAACCTTTGCCATATCGGTAACTACGCCGACGACAATAATATTGATGTAGGTATTCATGTGTTACTACATCGGCAATATGAAATCCCATATCTTCCCAACGATGTCGATCAATATAGCATACACGTTCTCGAGTGGGATATACTAATGTGATGTGTATGCTAGGGTCGCCTTGTTCGTCATCGTAAGGACGATATTCGCCTTTGATGGTCCAGGATCCCTTTTCAACATCATCGCTACGTTCAGTTATAAAACGTAAACCTGGATCACGAAACTGCATACGAATTAAATGTGTCAAGCCCTCGGGTGTATACCGTTTACCGCGATGTCTAACCGCAATACTTCGTAAACGCTCGAGGGCTTCAAAGAACATTATATTTTAGATGATTCGCCGTAGAAATAGTGTCCGCCAATACGAGCTACATAATGTTTTTGGCGAGCCCAAATTGGATGTATTGCTGTTGCGTGAAAATATAATGCATTACTGTATTTGGCTTGCCAGTCTGCATAATTTCCTTTAAGTAGTTCTTGAGCAACACGTTGGCTTTCGGCCCAACGTTCATCGGTATCTTTGGGTTTATGTACAAACATACACTTCCATGAGAATTGACATACTGAAACATTTTCAATTACCTTGGTAGTTTGCTTATGTTGTTCAGGACGACCGAACCAGCCTGCCTGTACCATTTTAGTTGTGGTAACTTCTCGACTGCGTACTGTTTGTGTGCGTTGATCCACTACCGAGCAAACTGTCTTACCAAAGCGGCCATCACGGACGCGATTAATGGTAACCATGGCTACTGCTACTTTGCCTTCTTCTGGTTCATTACCAGCTTCGTAGTAGATATTTTTTGCAAGGCAATCAACGTCCTTGCTAGTAAGTTCGACGTCTACTATGGGACTCATAATAGCGTCAACTAAATTGTCCAAGCGGTCTTTCGCTTGTGTTGTCACAGTATTGAAAAACGTCTGTGACTGTACTTCTTCTGCATGACCGGGTGCCATTACGGTCAGGGCGATTATTGATACGATAATTTGCATTATCTTTTTCATACTTCGTCCTCCTTTAGAGTTGTACGCTTGCCAAAAAACAGAAAGCGTTAGATATTTAACTACCAATATCTATAGTTATAATACTATATAAGTCTGATAAAGTCAAGGTAAGTAGCGTTTCTTGGAAAAATCTGCCGTTATAACCCTACTTATTCTGAGATAAGTACGTACTTATTGGGATATTTTGAGCCTTGGCTTGTGCTAAAGCCAATAATGGATTTGGATCATTTCCAAGCGTTACGCCAGCGGATCCTAGAATTGGTACGTTATTATGCTCAGTTACTGCTGCTCGAATAATGTCGCCATATGCATCATTTGAAATTAAATTTGTAATAACAACGTCAGAGCCTAAGCCACTAGAATCTGTTCCAGCATAACTTGGAACTTGTTGACCAAAACCTAATAATAATCTACTTTGCCCAGCGCCAAATACTGCGCCAGCTTTAGTCAAGCAGGCCACTTCAGTAGTTAAACTGTTTACCATTGTGAGATAAGCAGTCTGACACGATGAAGTTATTGAGTTGACAGGGATAGCATTTAACGCTGAATTAACCTGTGCAACGTGAGATGAAATTGAATCTGTTGTTGGATTTAAGTTTGCATCCTGATCAGCATAGTATTGTACAATAGATTGATTCAACGAAGTTAAAGCACTATTCAATTGAGTAGTATCAATTTTATTGTATGAAGAATTTAATGTATCAAATCCATCATTGTATGGTATACCTGCTACAGCACCAAAGTAATCTCTCATAACGGGATTATTAAAAGGACCAGAGCCTGTACCTGTAGTAGCATTTAATGTACTGATTGTTGCCGATGATAAGACCGGGGCTGACGCCATTGATGCGTTTGATGTAATACCCGAATATTTTAATTCAGGTACCTGAACTTTAGTTAAAAATGTGCTTAGTGCTGACCATGATGTAAATGTTCCTTGTCCAACACGACTAATTAGATATGTGGTAAAATCACTGAATGAATTGATACCCATTGCACTTAGTTTTCCAAATACACCAGGATCAACTACCTTGGTAAAATCTAATAGATCGGCTAGATTTTTTACTCGACTGTTAGTTACGAATCCAGTTGCTGAAATAATTGATTGTAAATTTGCACCAGTGATATTGGCATAGATAGATAGAACTACATCTGGACTGTTACCAGTTACTGTAGTGGTAGTAGTAACATTTGATAAAATGGGTAAATCGACTTGTCCAACAAAACTAGTAGTAGATATTGTATTTGCTGTCTGTGTAGTAGTAGATGTACTTGACGGTACTCGGGTAATGTCCGACGTATCTAATCCTGTTGCTGCTAGTTGGGATTCTAAGTTGCCATAGTTACCTAAACTTTGATTCAATAAATTCTGACCAAATACATATGGATCATTGATTAAATTTATTTTTGTAATGTCATACATTGTTCCCCAACCAGAAACAGTTTCTCCTAAGAGCCCGGCGTTTGTACCAATGCCACCAGTGACCAAATCGCTTACACCGTTATAACCTAGACCACTTTGTCCGTAGGTTTTATTTTGTAATATGTTTATACTAGACACAGTATCAAATACTGAACTGGCATAACCCTGTGCTGTTAAGAATACATTAGCAAATCCAGCCATGCCATTGGCAAAAGGTAAATTTGCCTGTGTTAAAATATCTTTACTAAAACTTGCGGTGCTTACCACTGGATTATTATTATAACCAACAATGTCATAAACAACGTTACCGTCAACGGTATGCGGATTACCATATATAGGAGTAATAATAACTCCATAGTAGGTAACACTACTACTGGTAACTGGGGTTACATTTGATGGATAAAAATCTATTAACCATTGACCATGAGTTGCAGTATTTCCAATGGCACCTAATATAGGTAATACAGTTGGATCATTGTTTGCTGTGGTAAAAACTTCATTGACCAGCTGAATAGTTTTAGTTGATTGAAATGTTGAAATGCTGGAAATTATATTAGCATTAGCTGATAGTCCATGGCCGTTGATAATTGTTGCCGTGGCATTTAATTGTGTTGCTGAAGCCATTAGACACCGACCTTAACCGTGGTAGCTCCAACTAACTGCATAAAATGTAAACCACATGAACATTTACTACCAATGTGTGCCATTGGGCGACCATTTACTAATACTCTAGTTGAGCCGCTGATAATAACTGAATGAGCACAGGGAGGATTAAATCCTGGTGCTCTTGGATTGTATGGATTACCATGACTACTAACAGGTGCACCAATGGTCAAGACGGGACGGCCTTCTATTAAAACTGTTGGAGTTGTAGAAGTTCCAAATCCCGGAGGACCAAATTTTGGATCTGTGATATCACCTTGTAGTACTGGTGGAAATGCCATATTAAGTAATTATTCCGCTTTTAGCTGGCTGAATACCTGTGGTAGTACGGATATAGTGATTTTCAATATCTGTAATTACCGGGCTATGCATAATTACATGGCTTTTATTCAGCGTTACATTATTATTTATATCCGCGGAAATTAGGCTTTGCATGAGTCCAATTCCCTGCTGGCTAGGTACTACAGTACAAGGTTTACTAACAACATAGCTGTCTGCTGTTTCTTCTACAATTTTAGCGATAACTTCTTCGCCTACTAATTTGAAACACACAATATCTCCCGCAGAGTATCCTTTATTGATTAACATGTTTTATCCTTGTAAATGTTTTCTTAATTCTGTAAACCCGCCAATATACTCTTCATCTAAGAATATCTGTGGCAATGTACGTGCTGTTGGTACTGCTTCTAGTAATTGCTCTTTAGTCCAGTCTTTGCTTACATTGCGCTCTTCGTATTCAATACCTTTTGCGTTAAGTAATTTTTTTGCCTGATCGCAAAATGGACAGGCGTCCTTGCTCCATACTACTGCTTTCATATTATTTTCCTTCTATTAACTTATATAATTCTTCTGCTATTACATTGTGTGCTTTAACGGTTGGATGCGCCGTAGCTCGATCTAACCAGCCCAATGCTTGTAATTCTTTAACTGCTCTAGAGTTAAACTGCGTTTCTGTGGACCTTGACAAGTTTAGCCAAGGTACACTACCTAAATTAGGACGAACACCGGCTTTCTTGCACAGCACAGTTAGCATATCGTCTTGATCAGTGTAACTTTGAAAAGCGTTAAAGAATAAATGTTTAATTCCCAAACTTGTTAAGTAGCTACTTAGTAGAACTCGTTGCTGTTCTAATTTTGCTATTTCATTTTCACGGTTCCAGTGATGTTTGAAGTAATATTTAACTTCTTTGTCTAGGTCGGTGTTAAATGTTCTTCCAACCATACAAGATTCAATCTTACCGGTTGTAGCACTATACATGCGCCAGCGATAAATGCTGGTTATACCCCAAAGTACAAATATTTCAGAATTGGTATTTTGGTTTACAAAATTGTATATTCGATTGATTTGTTCTTCATTGTTAGATCCATGCTCGGCAACAATAACCAAATCATCTAGGCCAAGTTGGCGTTGTAGTTGCCCGGCAAAACTGTGTTGACGAACAAATTTTGGATCTTCAACATGATCGTAGTCAAACGTTTCTGCGGTAGGGTCTGAGTCAATGGCACGTGCAGCTACCCAACTACAGCCGGCCGCAAGTAAAATTGTTGACATATCAGATCGATGGCAACTCGTTATAGTTAATAGCGTCACTCATAACGCCAATGACGTAACTTGTTGATTCAGACTCTTGTAACGCTGTTTGCTTTTTACTAGTGTCTGTATGTTTATTAAACCATGGAATAGGTGTTGTCTTAGGCGCTGATGCTTGATACTTAATACCAATATCTTTTAATGCAGAAACAGCGGTATAGTCAACAAAATCTTTAAGAATCTGTGCATTTAGACCAATCACAGGACCCTTCTTGAATAGATAATCGGCCCATTCTTTTTCTTCACGTATAACATCCATATACAGTTGATAAACTTCATCTTCGCACTCGCCTTTGATAGAGGCAAATCGTGTGTCCTCTTTGATCACTTGATTAATCAAGTAAGCTGTCCAACCTTTGTGTAGTAGTTCATCTTGTAGGATTAGGCTAATAATATTACCATTGCCCATAAAGATACGATTCTCAACCATTGCTAAACTTGTAGCAAATGATACCATAAAGCGGAATGCTTCTAATGCGTAACTAGCATGTAGTGCCATCCAAATTGCACGGATGTGATCACGTTCTGCAATTTCCTCACCTAACTCTTTACGCATATTAATACGATGTAGAGCATCATAGTAATTGCCCACGGTTGATGCCATTGAAACAATTTCTTCAGTGTCGTGAATTGTGTTGAAAACTTCTTTAGGTACATTATAGATATTGCGAATAATGTGACTATAACTCTTACTATGAATATTAGTTTCAAAGAATGCCCAATTATAAACCAAGGCTTCTAATTCTGGCAAGCTGATAACAGGTGTAAAAATTTGACTAGGGCCACGACCTTGAAGACTATCTAGTGCTGTTTGACGTAGTAGGTTACTAGTAAAAATATGCTTGACTGCATCACTCGCATCTTTAAAGTCGTTACTATCTTTAGTTAAACTAATCTCTTCTGGTTGCCAAAAGAAGCCACGTGCTGTCGCTTCAAAGTCTGCAATCTTTTTATACTTAACTTCTTCAAAACGTTGAATAGTTACAGGACCTGCTGGGTCCAAAAACATCTTACGTCCTAGGTAGTCGGTTTTAGTGTTTAGGTTATATTGTGCTTTACTCATAGTTTACAACTTTCGCAATCTTCTTGGTCATCCCAGTTAATTTCTTCTAGCATAGCTGGAGCTTCTTCTGCATCTGCTTTAGCACCTTGCTTGTTAATTAGACTATAGTAAAAAGTCTTTAATCCCCAAATTTGTGCTTGCATCAAATTCTTTGCAATTAATGTAGTTGGCACTTTACGATCGGCATAGTGTGCTGGATTGTAGAAAGTATTGGTGCTAATACTTTGATCCACATAGGCCGCAATAACTGCCGCTGTCTTTAAGTATGCCGCACAGTCTTTCTGTTCCCACATCAATTGATACTTGTTTTTAAGTTTTGCATATTCAGGAACAACCTGTGTTAATGAACCTGCCTTTGATTCTTTGGTACTAATTAAACTCATTGGCATTTCAATACCGTTGGTTGAATTAATAACAACACTAGAACTTTCAACTGGGGCGACTGCCATTTGGGTGGCATTACGCACACCATATTGTTTCATGTTGGTTCTTAGTGTTTCCCAATCTAATTCAGGAGTAAAGTCAGCAAGTTCATTTACGCCCTTAGCACGTAGTTCCCACGGGA